CCCCCTCATATCACATGGAAGGTTTATCTATGGATCAGGTAGTCATTTTTAAACAAATATTTGATAAAGTTCGAAACGATTTAAACTATCAATGGTTTTATTCTGAGCTAAAACGTCACAATGTCTCACATTACATTTACTATTTAGCCACAGAGAATGTTCATATTGTATTAAAAAATGATAATACAGTGTTATTAAAGGGCCTAAAAAACATTGTGTCTGTCAAATTTTCAAAGGATAGGCATCTTATAGAAACGACCTCTAATAAGCTGAAATCCAGAGAGATCACATTTCAGGAATACAGAAGAAACCTTGCTAAAGCAGGAGTTTTTCGGTGGGTTACAAATATCCACGAACAAAAAAGATATTACTATACCTTTGATAATTCATTACTCTTTACTGAAAACATACAGAGCACATCACAAATGTTTCCACACTAAACCATAACGTCCGGTTTCTTCTACCCCTGCACCGGACTGGCTGACATGAAGAGCAACCCCGCGTTCAGTTGACGCGTTAATAACCCGGTGTGCATCGTTTTTGATTATTCCCGCACACTCACGCAGAAGGAATTCCCCGTCGGGCTACGGTCATGGTTAATGCGGGAATACGGCGACGATACAGCGCATGATGTGTCAGGCTTGAATACCTTTATCCGTTAAAAGGGATATCAGTTAAGTTATCCCGTGCAGGGTATAAGCCATTATCAAGCCCCCCGTAGATAGGCTTTGTAATGACATCTTCAATTAATCAGCAGTTCAGGCTGTGTCACCTGCAAGATGTATTCATGCTCGACAGCCAGGACACGCTTCTCTTTCTTCCGTTCGTTCATTAACCGACTGCCGATCGTACCTTTCAGCTTTGAGCGTGTTTCTTTGATGGCGTAGCGGTGCTGCATTTCTTCGCCAATTGCCATGCGGCGGCTCAGTTGTTCTGCCATCCAGTTGAATGCTGCGATATAGCTCTCCTTGATTGCCGCAGCAGCTTTCCCGGTGAACCCCATCACAACCATGATCCAGCCATCTTTCGTCAGGCTGTACATCGGGCGAACCTTGCCCTGCTCATCGATATAATCAGCCGACGCAAAATTGCGTTGGCTAAACTCACGCGAGCAATCAGCCTTAACCTGCTCGATTTTCCTGAGAACATCACCGTGTCGCTTGCCGAAGTACTTGGCAATTTTTCTGGATGTGGTAACGACCTCTCCGTTTTTGGCTTGCACCATTTCTCGGAAGTCGAAGGCTGGAATAACTGAATGATTATTCATAGCATCTTTACCTTTTAGAAAGTGAGCCTGTCTCACAGAAAAGCCGCCCGAGAGAGGTCGCCACCTATAACGGCATTTCTCAGGCTCGCTTACTGAAAGGCTCTCGTTAATATGCGCGTGAGATGCGCTGTGAAATTCAGATATAAAAAGCCCCGCGAATGCGAGGCTAAATCCTGGTATTTGTAATGAACTGGCTCTTATCTCAACGCAGCCCCTTACTGCGCGCCAGATGCTCAATATCAAGCATCAGCAATGAGATGTTTAATCTGGATTTACTCCAGAAGTGATCACCACCCTGTCTACAGAGCCAGATGTGAAGGATGATGAGTAAAATTATCGCTATCATCGAAGGCATTGCGTCCTAATGTATTCCTGAAGCGTTCTCAGTGCTGTTTGGTCGCGGATAATTCCGTCCCGGATATCGAGAACGTTTCGTCCAGCAACTGGAGAGAGTTCGACTGTGGCATCATTGCCCATGCCGGAGGCGCTGGAGGTTTCGGCAGAGGATGGCACAGGGCATTTTCCTTTGACGAGCACCCTGCCACCATTATCAAGCTTCCGCAGAAGAGCATCATTTTCAGCTTTCGCATCAGCTAACTCCTTCGTGTATTTTGCATCGAGCGCAGCAACATCACGCTGACGCATCTGCATGTCAGTAATTGCCGCGTTCGCCAGCTTCAGTTCTCTGACATTTTTGTCGCGCTGGGCTTTGTAGGTAATGGCGTTATCACGGTAATGATTAACAGCCCATGACAGGCAGACGATGATGCAGATAACCAGAGCGGAGATAATCGCGGTTACTCTGCTCATTGTTTCCCCCACAAACAGACTTCACGCTCAATCTCACGGCGAGTCATCAGTCCTTTCCATTGATTACCGCCAGCGTATGTCCAGCGCCGTAGCTGATCACATGCGCCTTTGATATCACCGTGGTTTATTTTGCGAAGAAGCGTCGATGTTCTGAAATTGCCAGCACCCACGTTGTAGACGAACGAGTAAAGAGCGCCGCGCGTTGTTTCCGGTATATCAACTTTTATGTACGGGTTAATTTGTCTGGCGACCGTGGCAAGGTCTTTATTCAGGAGGGCTTTGCATTCTGCTTTGGTATACGTTTTACCGAGCATGATGTCTTTTCCTGTATGCCCGTGACATACAGTCCATACACCAACAATATCTTTGTATGGTATGTAGCTGACACCTTCCAGACCATCGTTACCACTTGGGCCAGTGATTAACACTGATGCTATAGCAATTGCTCCGCCACCAATAGCAGCAGCAACGGCTTTTCGTAATGATGGAGGCATTATTCACCTCTCGCAGCCTTGCGCTTATCTTCTTTAATCTTGAAATAAAGGTTTGTCAGGTACGTCAGCAGGCCAAATACCAGGCTACCCAGCACACCTATTGCTGCCCACTGTGAGGGCGTGACTTTATCGAGCAGCTGTAAAAACCAGTAACCGGCACTACCTGCTGAGGTGCCATAGGCGACACCCGTTGTTAACTTATCCATGGATTTCATAACCCCACCTCGCAGACAAAGCGGGTGTAAATTGAGGGAATACAACGTATCGCAAAAAAGCAGAAACGTAACAGACTCGGAGTCAGTGAATAACTCAGGTATTGAGTTATCAGCTAATATCGAGACTCAAAAAATGGAAAAACCAGCTCGACGGCGGGTTTAAGCTGTGTGACGAAGTAACCACTCTTAACAGCATAACCAATTTTTTACGTACGTAAACCACTGAATGATATTTATGAGAATGCTACCGAGTGTTCAAAACACCACCACAAATACATAAGAAAACCTCAACAAATAACCAATAAATAATTTCCGGCGTTATTTTTAGTTAATTTAAATTAAACCATCGAATTATAGACCCCCCCATAAATAACAGCCATTAATATAAATTATCTAATAGGTTTATTATTGTTCAAATAAGAGCCATAAATAGGTTTCGATAGAAAAAGTTCAGATAAAAATAGAGATCTACTTCACAAATTAAATGAGAAACTAAAACTTACATCTTGAAATAATCACATTGATTAGATGAATATTTATCGCGCAGTGACATCATTTTTTAATAATAGTTCAAAAAAAAGGGCTCACGATGAAAAAATTAACAGTGGCAATTTCTGCTGTAGCTGCATCAGTACTGATGGCGATGTCTGCTCAGGCAGCTGAAATTTATAATAAAGACAGTAACAAGCTGGATCTGTACGGGAAAGTTAATGCTAAGCACTACTTCTCCTCTAATGATGCAGATGATGGTGATACTACTTATGCCCGTCTTGGCTTCAAAGGTGAAACCCAAATCAACGATCAACTGACTGGTTTCGGTCAGTGGGAATATGAATTCAAAGGCAACCGCGCTGAATCTCAAGGTTCCTCCAAAGATAAAACCCGTCTTGCCTTCGCTGGCCTGAAATTCGGTGACTACGGCTCCATCGATTACGGCCGTAACTACGGTGTAGCATACGACATCGGTGCGTGGACTGACGTCCTGCCAGAATTCGGTGGTGACACTTGGACTCAAACAGATGTGTTCATGACTGGTCGCACCACTGGTGTTGCAACTTATCGTAACAACGACTTCTTTGGTCTGGTTGATGGTCTGAACTTTGCTGCTCAGTATCAGGGTAAAAATGACCGCACTGACGTAACTGAAGCTAATGGTGATGGTTTCGGTTTCTCCACTACTTATGAGTATGAAGGATTCGGTGTAGGTGCAACCTATGCTAAATCTGATCGCACTAATAATCAGGTTATCTACGGTAACAACGGTCTGAATGCTTCTGGTCAAAATGCTGAAGTATGGGCAGCTGGTCTGAAATATGATGCGAACAACATCTATCTGGCCACCACCTATTCTGAAACCCAGAACATGACTGTTTTTGGTAATAACCATATTGCCAACAAAGCACAAAACTTCGAAGCTGTTGCACAATATCAGTTCGACTTCGGCCTGCGTCCATCCGTTGCTTACCTGCATTCTAAAGGAAAAGACTTGGGTGTTTGGGGTGATCAGGACCTGGTTGAATATGTTGATGTAGGTGCAACCTATTACTTCAACAAAAATATGTCCACTTTTGTTGACTACAAAATCAACCTGATTGATAAGAGCGATTTCACGAAAGCATCTGGCGTTGCTACCGATGATATCGTTGCTGTAGGTATGGTTTACCAGTTCTAATTTGATTACTAAAAGATATGTTGTGGGAGGCTTTGCCTCCCCAACATATAAGTGGCTCCCTCAAGCCACTTCCTTTAGAAGCACAACCTTGCTTCTAACTATACAAACCTTCTGTTATATATTACCCTTTATTTTTGGGGGCGTTTCAACGCCCCATTTTTAATAACTTTTAGTAAATAATTGGCGTATTAATTAGAGTTATTAACAACGATATCCATCTCTAACCGGATATCTAATGCCATTAACATCCCTTCAATTATGCCCTCAGCCTTCTGTAACCTTTTCCCGATATAACCATCAGAGCAGCAATGCTTACCTGCCAGTGACATGAATGTCATACCGACTACATAATAATCTACTAATAAATCGTGCAAATCGCTGTTGTTCTTTTTCAGACGGGCCATGCACCCGCAAATGATCATCGCGTCATCGTCACAACATTGCGGGCGAGATTTTACTTTTGAAGGAATTAATCCCTTAAAACCGGCGGCAATGGACGACCAGGTCACATCTTCATGATTATTAGCCGCCCACGCTCCCCAACGCTCAAGAACCATCTGAATATCACGCATCAACTTACTCCACAAAAATCAGACCAGAACGCCAATTACAAGCAAAAATCAATAAAACAGTATTAGTTGATTGTTATCTCTGACTTCATACTCCTGCTCCTGTCAGGGTTTTGGCGTAATTCTTCAGTATTCGGTAATCGGTCAAAACAGAACCGGGGAAACGATATAAGCGCAGACGCCCCCAGCGGTGGCGAAGAAGTTCTGCTATATTAAACTCAAACATCATTCATTCCCCATTTCGGTGATGGTCAGTTCCAGCCTCCCACCTTTGGTAACAGGCATCTTCACAACGCGGTAATCAACGACCTGAGCATCATCCAGCCAGAAACCTGCTTTAGTGAGTGCGTCAAAAGCGGCTTTTTGCAGATTATCCAGGTCACGGCGACGGCGATCCGGCATGTGGCACTCAATGCGGATTTTCACAGGCATAGCCAGGCCGATATCCAGCATTGCGCTTTTAATGATTCGGGCGACGTTATCGCGGTATGCCTGCCCCTCTGCACTGACGTGCGTGCGCCCGCGATTATGGCGGTAATAGCGATTATTGCTCGGAGGCCAGGGTAATGTGATACTGTAGGTATTCACGCCTTAATAACCCCCTCTTTCAGCCAGATAACCTGTGTTCTCGCCATACCTTCCAGCGCGCATTCTTTTGCATATGCAGCATCGACAAAATGTGTGCGGCGGTCGATTTCGTCGTGGCAGGCAGAACATGCAATGGTGGCAATCAGGTCTGGCGGTTTGATACCGGTACCGCACAATCCAGCCAGCCGGATATGTGCCAGTACAGACGTTTCAGAATTGCCATTACATACGCCAGGGATTCTTACCTGGCATTCCCGACCACGCGCTGCTTTTCTCAAATCAGCCATGATTCCTCCTTGCTGCCAGTCGCAACCATTTTTTATCAACCAGGCTAGCGGTATATCCGAGCAGTGTTGGTATTTCGGATGGCTTCAGCTCAGGCTTACGCTTACGACGATTTGATACTCTGTAGATGTGTCCGTTCATGACACGAATAAGCGGTGTAGCCATTACGCCTCCTGCTTGTCGCGGAGCAGCTGGAACTCGCAGCTCTGCGGAATAGTCAGGTGGCAGCCAATATTCACCGCCCAGGCTTCAACCTTACACAGGAAGACATACATCTCTCCGGTATCAAGATCGGAGGTATGGCGTAACGACTGGATAGTGGTGATATCACCGGTTACGACATCAACCAGGTCTTTGGTTTCATAACCGAGATATGTGTGTTTGAGAGCATCTTTTACCCAAGCTGGAGTGGCGAACGTTTTACCCCTGCTGATGAGGTATTCACTGATTTCGCTGTACCACATGTGGCTGAGTGCATTCTGGGAAAGACTGCGTTTCTCACGCCACGGTTTAAGCACCATGCGAAAGCATTTGCCCTCCTCCAGATAAGGCTGGATCTGCCGACCGATAGCGGTGAAGTTGCCGCGATGTAATTTGATGCCGTCTTGTGAGAGGTTCACGCTTCACCTCCGCAGAGGTCAAACGCTAGATGCAAAGAATTGCAGGTGCATTTCTGCATCTGTGAAGGGAGAAGAGAGTTTGGATTGTATGTGCGCATAAACGTCCCCGTTTAGCGCAGAAGTCACCGGAGTTGTTCAGGCTCCGGTGACATAATTATGCCGTGTTGATTTCCCAAAATCAAAATCGATAGAATTGCTCCTTCTTAAAACACTTTTACTCTCTGGAAGCTTTTCTTATCTCTCTTGGTGTTATATTAAAACGATTATGAAATCTTTCAGTAAAACGAGAAGGACACTTATAACCATTTTCTCTGGCAATCTCGCTTATAGGTTTTACCGTCGTTTGTATAGCAGACAACGCATTATTTAACCTCACATCGTCCAGTATACTTTGGAAACTTACCCCCTCGCTTGCTAGACGGCGATGTAATGTAGAAACAGAAATGTAGAGATATCGAGCAACCTTGTTTGCTGTCCATTTTGTGCCGGGTTCGGATAGCAGCAGGTTATAACAACGACTTATCAATGATTGTTTACTATATGATAAAAGTAAATGATTAACATGATTCACTCCTAACGAAAGTAGAACGCCCATTGCTAAGTGCTCCTGAATTTTAGTTGAGAAGCCTCGGGAAACAGATGTTTTTAGTTGCTCCCAACAATATATTAACTCAGGATTCTGAGGTAAAAAGAAACTTGTTTTGTTACGTATTTGATCAGTTACCGTATAAAGTTTTTGGAAACTCTCAATTAAATCAATGGGTAAGTAAAGCATTTCTGCAAGATAAAGCCCTGCTTCAGGATAATTCTCAATATAAAATTCATAACCACAAGGAAATAATATTATTTGATTATTATCAACAGTTAAAGTATGCGTCTCCCAATTGATAACTTTCTTTCCCTGACGGATACGACACAAAGCTGGCATAAGAGGCTTAACCCTATGAATCTCATGATGTTTATGCATCCGTATTTCTTCGATCTTTAAGTTAGTCTTACCTCTTGCCAGCATACTCTCACCCTACTTTATCTCATAAACTGGTGTTATCTCAGCGGTTGCGATTTTATTAGCATTAAGCATATAACCAACTAACGCTCCGCTGGAGTTAGAATCTACAGGAATCTTTTCAGTTTTTAGAGCCCATACTTTAAACTGGTAATGATGTGGTTTATCTCCTTTAGGAGGACATGCGCCACCAAACCCAGCATAGCCAAAATCATTTCGGCCTTGAACAGCACCAGTCGGCAGTTTTGTTCCATCACGTCTCCCTGCATCAACGGGCAAATATGTTATTGTTGCTGGAATATTAACAACAGTCCAATGCCACCAACCACTGCCTGTAGGTGCATCTGGATCATATACAGTTACGGCAAAGCTTTTGGTACCTTCAGGAACACCAGACCAGGTTAATGAGGGCGATGTATTACCACCTTCACACCCAAATCCAGAAAAGACATGAGACGTTGTAAGTTGCTCTCCTGTTTTTATTTCATTACTAGTGACCTGAAATGCTGCAGCCTGCGCAGAAAATGTTATGAATGCCAATACAGTTGAAACGATAAGTGTTTTCATAAAAACCTCTTTGTTATGACCTATCGTTATTTTATTTGATATTCCTTTATCTCATTATGCATAAAGGCGCAATGTTTATGCAAAAGCAATCACAATTGTACCCCCAACCCAATTATTTGCCACAATATACACAAAGCACATTGATACTATCTAAAAACTCTGCTTTATTATTAGTAATACCTACGAAAGTCGGTGTTATTTTTTAACCTACCATTCAAAATACGTGACATACACCATTTTGCTCATAATAATTTGTCACGTATTTTCAGTATTTGAATCTGCGACCAAGAGTTCTCACCTAACAAATGATTAAGATTGTATAGCTCATTTACTACCCCAATACAGCCGTACAAAACTCGCTTGTGGGAGCAAACAAAGTAATTACCCATTAAGTTTCGTCAAAGATAATTAATTCTGTCTTGCACTTTATCACCATAGCATAACTTAAAATCCGAGATCATTATTTAGAAATAAATCTCACCATCAACCATATATTTGAGAGCACTTATCGCCTGCTGGGCGGATATTACTTTCATTAAAGGATAGTGTTTAAAAACAATGCCATTCATAAAATAGATATCACAGGTTTTATTATCCGTATTAATTATGATTTTTTCGAATGTTTTATAGGCAAGTGTACGGCATAACTCTCGTCCATTTTTACTGGTTAAGTCAATAGCATAAAAATCACTGAATGAATTTACACCTTTACTCTTCAAAGTTTTCAATGATACCGAAGCCCTTCGTAATTCCTTATCTAATAGTCTTATTTTCTCTGCTATAGCGGTAACTTCAGGCGCGACAGACAATGCAACGATTAAATTATTAATTTTCATCTGAAGCTCAATAATTTTTAACTCTAAAGTTTCATTAGCATCTTTCTTGTTTTCAACTGGTTGAATTTTGCTACAATTAAAAAGCAATTCATTAATGATATTATAATCAACCAAATCTCTTTTTATTGATGGCCTGTCACATCGATGTAATCTTCTCATCGGACAAACATAATAGCCATGCAAACTTCCAGATACCGCATGAACAATCATGGTATTACCACAAGCCTCACACTTCATAACTGTTCGAAGTAGATTTATTAGCATAGGATTCTTGCTACTATTGCTAATACCAAAAGGTGCCAACCGAATTTCCTGTACAGCGTAAAACAAATCATCTGATATAACTCTGGGATAATAGCCAGCGATTTCACTTATCCCTTTCCCTCTTGCACGATATGAAGGTACGCATATACCTATCAGAGCTTTATTCGCTAATAATTTTTCAATTACAGAAGGTCCCCATGCACTTTCTTTTCCTGAGAAATTCTTTACAGCATGATCATTTAAATACTTGGCTATTGCATTCAATGAGCGCCTTTCCATCCTGAGTTTAAAAATTAGCTCAATAGTTTTCACCCTGTCGGGGTCTGGAACAAAAGCCGTTCTTTTGTCATCTAAGGAGAGCCATCTCGGACAAGACGCCGTCATAATCGTACCTGATTCCATTGCATCCTGCCGTTTTTTCTTCCATGATAATTTAACCCGACTTGACTTTATCTCGCTTTCTTCATTTGCCCTTTGTGCTATAAGTATGGCTTTTATTAATGAATATGGCTCATTCAAAGAGTCAATATTATAGACTGTATTGTCGCAAAGAGTTATAACATCAATACCGTGATTCAAAATCAATTTCAGACGTTCAATCGCTTCACCGACTTTTTCTCTTGAAAGTCTGTCCAGACTTTCAACTAACAATGTAGTTCCTGGCAATATATAACCATGCTCTATAGCATCTAAAAATTCCGAAAAAGCTCCTGATTGTGCATGCTTTCCTTTGAATGCACTTAATCCTAAATCTTCATATGTTATGGTATCAAGATAATAATCACTATTTACCTTTAACCATTCAGCAATAAGTCTTCTCTGTCGGTTTAATGAGTCACCAGACATCTGACCTGGTGATGAAAATCGCATATATGCTATGGCTTTTTTCATGGTGACACCTGCTAACGTATGCTTTTATAAACCTTAGTGGTGGGATATAATTTTTGTTTAATTTTTATTTAAAAAGACAATTAAGGTCACATTATCTTGAATATACAACAATAATCGTATTGCAATTTTCTTACGCCATAATCTTGAAAGCACAAAAGAATACATAAAAAATAAAGACATTAACAAAAAGCATAAAACGAGGCTCATATAAATATAAGAGCCTCCATATTTTAGTCGTTTAGAAACAAATTATTTTAATGTGGTGTGCTTCGTGACAATAAATTAATAACCAACACACCGGCACAAATCAACATCATGCCTATAATGGCTGGCAGGTCCAGCCGTTGGCCGAAAAATCCCCATGACAGTAAACTAATCAGGACAATACCGACTCCTGACCAGATAGCATAAGCAATCCCTGTAGGAATATAAGCCAGCGTCTGAGCTAATAACCAGAATGATGCACAATAACAAATAATTGTACCAACAGATGGCCATAACCGTGTAAAACCTTCTGAAAACTTCATTAAGGTTGTACCAATGACCTCTGCAAGTATTGCACCACCAAGATAAATATAAGGGTTCATAGCATATTCTTTCCTGTTCAAACTGGAGAGAATTGTACTACAGTTTGAACTCAACTCACCTGTTTCATCATTGTGTTCCCATTGATGTTCTTTTATATACCCTCAATACCCGTTTCATCGCGGCACTCTGGCGACACTCCTTAAAAATCAGATTCGTGCTCACCTTTCCTTCCCGTTCTTCTCTGGTAGCGAACCGGTAATACACCGTTCGCCAGACCTTACCATCAACGACCAGGATTCCTGCCCGCGCCATTTTAGCCGCAGCCTGATTTATGCTGGTTACGGTTGCGCCTGTTACCGCGGCAACGTCCTGTGCACAGAAGCTCTTATGCGTCCCCAGGTAATGAATAATTGCCTCTTTGCCCGTCATACACTTGCTCCTTTCAGTCCGAACTTAGCTTTAATTTCTGCGATCTTCGCCAGAGCCTGTGCACGATTTAGAGGTCTACCGCCCATAACAGGAAGTTGTTTTACTGGTTCAGGTATCGTCTCACCACGGTTAATTCGCGCTGTCATACAGGTCAGTTCATCGGCAGCCTTGCGCCGTAATTCCGCGTCAGTCAGCGCATTGGCCCGCATGTTCTGGTACAAGTTGGTAACCAACCAGTAATGCGCGTTCGATTTCCACGGATAAGACTCTGCATCCGGATACAGGCCACGCTTCCGGCAATACTCGTAAACCATATCAACCAGCTCGCTGACGTTTGGCAGCCCGGCGTTAACAGATGCTTCTTCCCGGCACCAGGCGACAAACTGCCCGGGTGATGGCAGGAATGGTCGATTCTGCCGACGGGCTACGCGCATTCCAGCGTTAACCTGTTCCATTGTGGTGATCCCGTTTTCCCGGAAAGCCAGAACCCACTGGCGGCGGATTTCGTTCAGTTCATTCTGGTCACGGTTAGCCAGGCTCGCCGGGAAAGTTGCCAGTAACTGGCTTAACACACCGTTGATGATCTGCGCTACCTGCTGTACCTGTGGCTTTTCGTCGTACTGTTCCGGCATGTTGTTGGCGATCCGGCGCATCTGCTCACAGTCAAAGTTAACCATCTGTGCGGCGATGTTTTTCATAGCTCCACCCCGTAAATCCAGTCAGTGTTCGTCAGGTCGAGTTTTGGTTTGCTGGCAGTCACACCAGCCTGTTGCTTGTTACGGTTGATTTCGAGTTGGGTCCACTTGTCGCGGAGTTTGGCCGGACTTAGCACGTTACCGGACCAGAAGTTGTCCTGGCATGCCCAGCGGAACAGCACGCACATGTCGCGGTGGTTACGTCCGTCACGTTCACGCATCAGGCGGATATCGTTAGCCCACCCTGCAAAATTCGGTTTTCTGGCTGATGGCGCGATGGTCTTCACCATGTCAAACATCCACTCTGCGGCGGTCAGGTCTTCTGCTGTCCCCCACCTGCTGCCGCTCTGAATTGCAGCATCTGGTTTCTCCACAGGAAGATCGTTTTCTGGTTGGTCAGAGGATTCGCCAGAATTCTCTGAACCGCCCCGGAAATCCTGGAG